TGAAAACTCTTTTTCTCTGTGTAATGTTTGCGTCAATTTGTCATTCACTTAAGGAAAAACAGAATAGGATTCGAGACAACGTAATAGACCGTGTATCCACCACTTACCCCTTTCATGGCTTACAGAAGATTTTTAGGTCAGTTGATATACCCACTAACACTTCGAATTTGCCGTCAGGCCATTCGCACGCCCTTGCCGCTACACGCAGGTTGGTCTTTGACGAGGTCATCGACAACATCTGCCGTAATGCAGGCATTGCGTCGTATACCATCTCGATGGCTCGAAGAGATGTTAGAGCAGGTAAAGCTGGCTGTCGTTCGTACCATTTTGCAAAAGATCTGCAGATGGACGCAGTATGCCATGAACACCCGAAGGGACTTTTCGCGTACAAACTTGTCGACGTCGACTATTATGTTGACATGCCTTGGCTCATGTCTAAGATGAAGCCAATTTTGTTGTACACATTTGTCCCAAACGAACCCGCAGGTCAATGTGCTGATGGAGTTTACTCCATTTCTTACGACCTCGTGCACGTTGACGTTTTAGGTGGAGCCACATACGCCCATTATTGCTGGAATTACGATACAGACCACCTCGTAGTTCGCTATGGGCTTAAGTATTACGTTTATCTAGTGGAGCAGAGAGTAGATCCTCTTGACCCCACTCGGCGACTCATCCTACTTCTCCCCGTTAGATCTTACTGGTCACTCCCAGGCCTAAGACTACCGGGTCCCAAACTGCGTCGTCGTCAGTTCACCTTCGGGAAATTCAACAAAACCACCTTCATTCGAGAAGAGGGTGGTTCGGTGCGCCGCTACTTATCTTTCTCACACCTAGATAGTAGTGCTGTCTGCACTGTCCCCGAAGACCTGGCGATGAGCATTCTCCTTAGGGTTGTCCGTAGCAAGGAAAGTATTATGCCCTCAATTGAGGGCACTTTTAGAACATACATGTCCGGACAAGTAGCCAACTTCGTTGCACCATGGTGGATCTCAACTGGAGATCCCATGATCCGAGCGTCGCTCCTCTGCGACGTCATAGAACAGCAGCCAAGTTTAGTTACGCAAGTCGTCCCGACTAGTACTATCTTCTTTCCCAGTTCAACCCACTACACCTGCTTCAACAAGAACGTCATCTGTGATAATCCCAAGCCATCCATTCGAGAGCTTGTTGGACCAGACAGAGCGTACTTGGCAGGCGGTGTAGCCCCAACACTCTGCTTATCAAACGATAAGGCAGCAATAGCAGGACGAGTTGATGCAGTTAGAAACCCAAACAAAACCCCCCCCAAGCACTATGATGCTTATGCCGAGGAATTCACCAACTTCCTCGTCCCCATCAAAGGGGTAGGCTTCCCCGTCGACCCACAGGAAGTGTACGATCGTCAAGACCGCCCTTCTCAGCGGCGAATTCTTGATCGCTCTGCAAATTTTCTGTGGACAGTCGGAAAACGAACAATATCCTCGTTTCAAAAGCGTGAAGCCTATGCAAAGATCACAGATCCCCGGAACATTTCCACAATCCCCGGTGCCCGAAAATTTCGCTACTCACGTTTCACATATGCGATTGCAACCCGCATGTATGAGATGCCATGGTACGCCTTCTCCAAAACTCCCAAACAAATCACCGAGTCAGTTGCACAAGTCTTGCAACATGCCACCACAATCGTACCCACAGATTTCTCTCGCTTCGACGGCACACATGGTCGTTGGCTTAGCGACAAGGAATCTCAATTCCTCAGAGCTTACTTCTCCCCAGAATTCCATGATGAGGTCGAGGAGTTGTTTCGAGGTAATTTCAACGCAACCGCATTTACCAAGCACGGTTTGCGGTACGACACGGGAGACTCGCGACCATCTGGCTCACCAGACACCTCATTGATGAACACCTTCGACAACGCACTTGTCGCATACATTGTCCTAAGAGAAACAGGATTGACTGCAATCGAATCCTGGATGTCCTTAGGAATGTATGGTGGAGATGATGGTATAACGCCAGACGTAGATAAAGATCTCTACGAAAAAGTAGCCAAAACCCTTGGTCTGTCCCTCAAGGCGGACATAGTCCAAATCAACCAACCAGTCCCATTTTTAGGCCGTTACTTCTGTGGTTCCTGGCCTGTTCCCTCGTCCATCTGGTCAATTTGTGATGTTCCCCGTCAATTGCGAAAACTCCATTTGACCACGGCGCATAATGATGTGCCGGCGTGGGTCGTGA